GCATGGGCGATGCGTACCGCTGTGCACGCAGGTTATCTGGTTCCAGATAACCATTCGCAAAAAGAAGAAATTGATTACATCATTGCGCAAAATATCCCCAGCCTGATCGATCTTTTTACCATACCTGGCGTTTCAAAATTTTATTGCGCGTTCGGCCTGGTTGGCGACATGCCCTACACCATGAACGGCGCTGCAAATGTGGGTGCCAATAATTTCATGGAGGAGTTTTTCTGTCAGGCGACCGGGCGTGCAATTGAGTTGGGGCACACGGGCTTTCTCCCGCTGTTGAAATACAAGGCGATGCATGTCACGGGTCGTCTCACGTCGGGCCCGGATTTTTGTTGGCAATTCGCGTACAACTACTCATTGCGCTTTAGGGATTCCGCGACTTCTCCTATATATACGACCTGGAAAGAGGTGTTCCAGAAATCGGCGCCTACTGCTGCTCTGGCAGCGGAATGCGGATCGCCTGAAATGGCCACTGCCCTCGGGACAATCCAAAACGGTTTTACTGGTTATCCCAATGATACGCAGGGATATCCAGCCAATGGCCAGCCAGCTGTTGCTTACTGCGCCACGTACAACATGCCACGCGCCGACGATGCATGGCTCGTTTTTCGAGGTGCCGCCACAAAGCCACTTTACGAATACGGCCCGCAATTCGCCATCCTGCCGCGCGAAATTCCGGATGAACCGCTTCGCCTGGAGTTGTTCCGCGCAGGGTCAGATGGGCTAGGCGGGGCGATATCGACGGTAGTGTCGGGGCCGGCATTTTTCGACGACGTCACTCCGTCCGAATCGTCCGATGGAAGGGTGGAGTTCCGCATCGAATACGTGCGCAATACCCATCCCACGAAGACACTTTATGACGCCGTGCTGTGGCTGTCGTTGAACACGCCCAGCCCTTCCACCGTCATCGAGGCAGGCCGCGGAACGAGTGCGCGCAATGGCGTTGAGCAGGTGCTGGCTGATGAGAAAACGGCGCCGGTCGGTATCACATTCTTAGCGGCAAACAGCAAAGAAACTGGGGTGTACCTGGGTGACCTGCCGCCCGATTCCTTCGTTTCGGTCTGCTATCGCCGCACCGTAGAGCCTGGTGCGCAGGCAACGCGCTCGGACGCTTTCACTCGCACAATTGAAGGGATGATCGAATAATGGCACAGCTTGATCTCGTTATATCAACCGCGGTCGGGCCGTATGATTTGACGGCGCTCGGAACGCTCGACTGGTTCCTGTTCCCGGCGTCGACGACTGCCGTTAAAAAGAGTGGAGCAACCTATCTCTCGATCGGCAAGGTCGGAACGGGCTTCAACGATACCACTTATAACAACGGTAGCCAGCTCACTTGGTCGGGCGGAACGCCAACGGCATCAGGATCGTCAACCGGCGGCATTTTCACGTATAACGGTGGCACTCAGATTCCCCTCGGTGCTGGCTACTCGGTCACCGCGCCGGCTGACGCGAACGTACGAACCTTGCGCCTTTTCGTGAACACCTATAGCGGCGCCATGAAAGTCAGCGCTACTTTGTCCGATGGCAGCAGCGCCGCGAAGATCGATAACACAACCCTCGCTGGTGCCCAAAATATCGGCGACCCAGGCTACATCGTCATCACGTATGCGGCGGCATCGGCAGGGCAGACGCTCACGGTCACTCTAACCATCGATGATCCGTCATTCACGGGTCGCAACGTCGCAATGCAGGGCGCAGCGCTGTCTGGCGCGGCACCAGCGGGCGGCGGTATTACGGTGTCGAGCGTCACGGTCACGCCAGCCACGGCCACTGTTGAGGGGGGTGTCAAGCAACAGTTTTCCGCCAGCGTTGCCGGCAACAACTCGCCGTCCCAAGCTGTCAAATGGTCAACCTCGGCCGGCACCATCAGCGAAGCCGGCTTGTTGACGGCGCCCTTTGGCACCGTCAGCGCGCAGACGGTCACCGTCACGGCAACGAGCGCACAGGACAACACGAAGTCGGGAACTGCAACCGTAACTATTCCGGCCACGACACTGGTGGTGCGGACGGTGACGATTTCACTCAGTCTCGGCAAGGATTCCGCCGGCAATGACATTCCTGCAGCAAACCTGACGGGGGCGAAAGTATCCTTTTACGATGAACCGACGCCGGATTTGTTCGGGACGGCACGATTCCAGTCGGCGTCGGAAACCACTGATGCCAGCGGCGTGATGACCTTTACCTGTCAAACCATGCTGACCCCTGGCCAGTCGGGCGGCTACGTGGTTCGATTCGCAGACGGCAAGCACTTTAACGGCTTGGCAGTGGTGTCGTGATGGGTAACTATCTCGCACCCGCAACCATCGGCGGGAAGGCCTATCTGGCACCCGCCACGCCGACAGTGGGCAAAGCAGCTACGCCGGTCCGGTTCGATTTCACCGCTTACTACGCCATCTTTGCCCCTGTGTTCGAGTCGACATCGGGCATCACCAGCATCGAGGTGACACCGGCCACTGTGGCGGTAAAGGGTGGCGCCGGTCAACAATTCAGCGTGCTCGTCCAAGGGGAGAGTGGCGCGAACCTGGACGTGGTATGGACCGCCACGGCCGGCATCATCAGCCAGACCGGCGCTTTCAACGCGCCACAGGCGACTAACGCCGACCAAGTGATCACTGTGCGCGCAACGAGCGTGCAGGATTCCAAAAAATGGAGCGAAGTCACCGTTACTGTCATGGCCCTGCCGACTGTGTCCGGGGTTTCCATCACGCCGACCGGCGTGGAGTTGACAGGCGGGGCGATGTTTCAGTTCGCCGCCAACGTGCAGGGAACGAATGAGCCGTCGCAAGCCGTCACATGGACTACCACACTGGGCCAAATCAGTGACAACGGCACCATCACGGCCCCGGACATCATCGGTGACAACCAGGTCGGCACTGTTACCGCCACCAGCGAGCTAGACCCGAGCAAGAGCCGCAGCGTCACGTTCGTGGTCCTGGCCCGTCCGGTGATCGTGACGCCGCAGCCGCCTACGCAGCTGCCGGCCAACTACGGCATCTCGGTGGCGCGCACCGTGACCGTCAAGGTCGACTCGCTCGCATTTACGGCGGGTCCGTACTGGAAGATGGACAACCCGAAGCATCCGAAAGGGATCAAAGATCCAAACTCGACGATCGACATTTCTTTCAACTGGAAGGAATGGCTGCAGGACGCCAGTGACACGATTGACAGCTTTGTATTCCTGCTCGGCGATGGTTTGCGCAACGTGGGCGATGGGCACAAAGACGGGATCGTGACGGTTTTTATTGCCGGAGGCGATGTTCCGGGGTCCATCCCCGTCACCTGTCGCATTCGTACCAAGAATTCGCCGCCCCGCGTCGAGGACCGTACTGTGTTTATGGCCGTGGAGGACCGCTGATGGCACTAAAGCAAATTTCGCAGCCTGATAGCTTGGCGGTGTCGCTGGAGGCGGCGCGCACGGCGGCGCGGGCCGACAATACCGCAATGGATGCCGAGATATCGCTGGCGGTGCGCGCCTTTACCGAAGAAGCGGAGCACGAAACCGGGCGCGCTTTCATTGACCAGACTTGGCGCCTCACGCTGAACCAATTCCCGCCGGCCATCAAGCTGACAAATTCGCCGCTGAAGTCGGTCGTGCACGTGAAGTTCTATGACCAGGCTGGCCAGCAGCAGACGCTGGGCCCGCAGGATTATATGGTCGACACCACGAGCGAGCCAGGCTATGTCGTGCCGGCGCCCGGCAAGTCGTGGCCAGCCACAGCAGCGCGGATCAATGCAGTGGAGGTGCAGTACGTGTGCGGGTACGGTCAGGACGAAAGCGCAGTGCCGGCCGCGATTAAGAGCTACATCCTCGGCAAGGTCGCCGAGCAGTTCGCACAATCTAACGCTGCAGCGTCGCCCCACCTGGCGCGGCTGCTCGACCGGTATCGGGTCTACCTATGAAGCTGAACGATCGCGTAACCATCAAGCAGAAGGAAGAGGGCGGCGACACTCTCAAGAAGGCAACATGGATCGACCTGGGCGTCTTCTGGGCGGACGTGCGGCACTTGAGCGGGTCTGAAACGCTGCGTTCGGGTGCTGACACTTCGCTCCTGAGAGCCTCGATCCGCATGTGGTACCGGCCAGAGGTCGACGCGAGCATGCGGGTGGTGCACAACGGCACGACCTACGAGATCAAGTCACCTCCGCTGCGAAACGTCGATCGGCGCTTCATGGACCTTGTTTGCGAGTCGATCAAATGATCCGGCTCGACACCGCCGACCTTGACGCAACTTTCCGTGAAACGTTCGAGCGACTACAAGAGAGCGTTGGCGAGAGCACGCTGAGTGGGGCGATGGTGTTCAGGGACGAGGCGAAGCGAAACGCCCAGGCGCATATCCAGACCGGGACGATCTACCGAAACATCATCGTGAAGCGCCTCGAGGAAGAGTCCGAATCAAACGTCCGCCAAGTGTACCTGGTGACCGTTCGAAGGGGCGATTACGGTGGCGGGGATGCGTACTACGGGCCATTCGTCGAGAAGGGGCACAAGTTCGTGCCCCGCAACAAAAAGATTAGCAAGCGGACCGGCCGTAAGATCGGCTGGGAGGCGCACCGTCGGGCTGCGGAACTCGAGTACGGAAACTCCCGCGCGCCAGCCTACCCGTTCATGCGTCCAGCCTACTCCAGCAAACGGCAGGAGGCGGTCGATGTCATGACCGAAACGCTTCGAGAGCAAATTAGACGAAATCTGGGGGGCGGATGATTCCTGAAGAGCACGTACGCGACGCGCTGACAGGCCTGGTCGACGGGCGCATCTTCCCTGACTTTGCGCCGTCCAACACGCCAGTGCCGTTCATCACGTTCCAGGCTGTCGGCGGGGAGCCCATCAACTTTGTGTCGGGCGACCTGCCAGACAAGACGAACACGCGCATGCAAGTGAATGTGTGGGCTGAAGACCGGTTCGAAGCAGCAGCACTCGGCCAACAGGTCGAGGAGGCCATGCGCGCCGTGGTCAGCCTGCAGGTCGAGGTCATCACCGGCCGCGTGTCGACCTTCGACGAGAACACAAATTTTCGCGGGACCATGCAAGATTTTTCGTTGTGGACATAGCAGTAACAGATTTCTATCCAAGCCGCCTCGGGAAACCGGGCGGCTTTTTTCTTGCCCGGTAACGGGCTTTTTTATACCTGAAAGGCCCTCATGCAACTGCCAAACAACATCGCGTTCGCCGTGGCTAGCGTTTTTGCCACCGCTGTCAGTGTCACTGCAGCAACCAACGCCACCGAAGCGGTTCTCACCGCGACCAACACTTTCGCGGCCGGCGACTTCGTCGAGTACACCGGAGGCTGGAGCAAGGCCAACGGCCGCGTATTCCGTGTCAAGGCGCCGACCGGCACGAACTTCGTGCTTGAAGGAATGGACACGACCGACACCAACCTGTTCCCGGCCAGCGCTGGCACCGGCTCGGTGCGCAAGGTGACGACCTGGGTTCCAATTACTGGCGTCGCCAGTGCTGACATCTCGGGTGGTGACGGCAAGACTGCCGAGGTGCCAACCCTGGACAGCGACATGCCGCTGATGCTGCCCGATGGTTTTAGCGCGACGAGCGTCGTCCTGACGATCATCGATGAGCCGTCAAAGGCGCATCACGCGGCTCTTAAAGCCATTTCCGATGGCGTCAAGCTGACAGCATTGCGCGGCGTACTTCCAGGTGGTGCCGTGCTGGTCTATGCGGGTTATTGCTCGTTCAACGAAAGCCCAAGCATGGCCAAAGGTAGCGTGATGTCGGTGAAGGCCACCTTCTCACTGCAGAACAAAGTCGTCCGCTACTAATCGGTTGCCAGCCGGTGCAATCGGTGCCGGCTTTTCGCCCGCGGGGTAGCTCCTCGCGGGTCTTTTTACTCCACCTGAAAGAAAAAATATCATGGCAAAAGTATCGAAAATCGTGCTCGGCAAACGTCCGGATCACTTCACCCGGGAAGTTAGCTTTCCCATGCTGGACGGCTCCACCGGAACGATCGAAATCAAGTTCACGTATCGCAGCCGCAAGGAGTTTGCCGAACTGGCAGATGCGATCCAGGCCGAGATCAAGGCGAAGGCCGAGGCAGAGATCGAGCGCATGAAGAATGCCGCTGCTGACGGCGCCGACCTCCTTGAGTTTTCGCAGTCCGATCTCGTCGCCCGCCAAACCGAGTTCCACGTGGCCTACATCATGCGGATTGTGAAGGGCTGGAACCTCGATGTCCTCTTCGACGAGAGCGCAGTTGAAGAACTGGTCGATACGCTGCCGGGCGCGGTTACAGCAATTATCGCCACTTATCGCGAGGCACTGCTCGAAGGCCGCTTGGGAAACTCCGCGCGCTAGTCGTAGCGATGTACGAGTCTCCGCCAACCGAGGCGGAGATGGCTGCGGCTGGCCTGACGCCGGAGGACTTCGCCGGAGAGGGCGTAGAGGTCTGGCCTGAGAATGAACAGGCCTACTTCCTTTTCAACGCCCTCGAAACGCAATGGCGCATCGGTGTGAATGGCCCGACCGGACTTGATCACAATGTGTTGTTCCATCGCCTAGACCGCATGAGCCTGAATGATGAGGAATACGACCAGCTCGA